CTGGAGGAATAACTGTTTCAGGCACAAAAGCATAAACATTTCCTGCAACGCTAGATAAGGCAGTTGCTAAAGGTGTGCGAATCTGTTGAAGGATTGTTTCATTAGGCACTATTGAGCCATGCTTTCAGTATCCATATAACTACCCAATAAACCTACACATTTATTAAATAATGAACGACCCATTCTGAAAGGTGTAGGCTGAAAATCTACTCCTTCGATTTGTCCTCCACCGGCAAGTCTTGCTTGGAAAACTTCGACTGAAACTGTGTAGACGGCTGATTGAACAGCTGCATTTCCAACATAAGTTGATCCGCCAGATAAGGCAGCAACTCCGGATGGGATGACATTAGCCTCGAGTAAATCGGCATTAGTGATCGATTGCGAAAAGGTATATTGTCCAAGATTATCTGCCAGCACAACTCTTGTTCCGTTGTAAGGTGATCCGCATCCTGTGATGACAACTGATTGTCCTTCGGTGAATTCATGAATTCCTAGTGTAGTGAAAGTGGCGACATTGTCAGTCAGCGACACTTTTTCAATTGGGCTTTTGAATGTAACTAACATTGGCAGAATAACTGTTTCTGCGGTATCAATAATTTGGTTTAAGTATGAATCGCTATACAAAGATGATGACACGCCAAGCACGGATCTCAACTCGGTGGCTGTGATTATGGTTGGCATGTCATCTCCTTACTCCCTTTAAAGGATGCCTGTGATCGGGAGCAACCACAGGCACTCAGTTAATTGCTATTAAGCGTTGTCGTTGCTTGTGTAGCCACCTGGCAACTTAGGTGCAACGGCTGCATAACCATAGTATCCAACTTGGATTTGACCAGTTGAAATTAGGTTAGTTTGTAGTGATAAGCGTGGGCTCTCATAGAATGTTAGAGCATCTGGGTTGATTACATAGATTGATCCATCGCCTGTTCCTGAAAGTGAGCGAGAAACATATAGATCAAGTCCTGCAACATTTCCACGAGTTGATGATGGAGAAAGTGCTCCACCAGCATTCATTGGATTTGCAGCAATGTAAATTGGGCGACCTGAATCATTTAGACCCATGATCTCAGCCCATACATCTGGTGATACAGCAACATTTCTAGCAAATCCTAGAGATCCTGTGTAAACATTCTTTGCAGCATTTGCGAAAAATGCTAGGTAGTTAGCAGCAGTTGCGCCAGCCTTAGCTGTTGCAGCAGTTGCAGTTGCAGATGCGCGTGATACTGCATAAGCATCAGTTGCTTTTGCATAAGCGAATTCCATCTGGCGAACTAACTCAGTGAAGAACAATGGTGAGCTGCGATCTATTAGCTCAAGGCTGATTGTCTGTTGTCCAGCAAACTTCTTAACATCAACTGAAATGAAGGCGGTTGCTTGATCAGTTTCTGATGGTGTGCCTTCCTCAGCTGTTAATGCAACAGTTGGTGCTGTGTTAATGCGAGGCAGTTCAAAAGTCATTCCTGAGGCAGGTAATGTTTCTTTCGATAGCGCATCAATAAATCCTCTATCAGCGTTTGAAACTCCGTTGATTAGAGTTGTGCTTTGTGGTGTTGGAATAAAGCCAGCGTTGTCTGTTGTGTTATCTGCGAACGCAACGAACTGACGGCTCTCATCTGATCCTAGTGCTGCACGAATTGAGTGCTCTAGGTATGTTGCCTTTGAATTAATTGGTGAGCGTGGCTTTGTGTAAGCAACTGGTTGAGTTGCTGTTAATGCCACAGGCTCTGATTTTGCAGCTTCTACCGCTTCGGTGGCGATAGGAGCTTCTGATGTTATATCAGACACTTTTTCCTCCTGTGTTGTTGTTTCCTCAGCGGTTGCTTCGGAATTCTCTGTTGGTGTTTCTGTTGCTGCGACATCGGCAACTCTTGCGCTGTCAATTGCAGGATCGGTTACTAAACTAACCTCAATTAACTTGGCTGCACTTATTGACATAACGCCATTTTTGTTTTTCCAATCATCAACCATAACTCCAACGCTAAATCCATCGCGTAAGCCTTCGGCTGCCTCAAGTAAAGAATCATCGCCAGCAATAGTGCCAGCAATCTTAAATGTTGCTTCGATACCAGCATCATCAGCTGTAATATCCATTAATTTACCAATTGGTCGTGTGCGGTCATGCTCTAGTAATAATTTAACTGGCTTTGAAAAATCAATTGATCCTTTTTCAAATACTGTTGCTCCAGCGCTAGTATTTCCGCGCTCGCCCCAAGTTACAATTGTTCCTGAAATTGTGCGCTTACGATTATCGGCTGCGGTTAGTGTTACTGGGAAATTAATCTTCATCGGATTAAATCCTCCTCCTCTTGGATTTGCTCAACGCTCATCGCGCCGATTCTGTTTAGTATTTCATAAACTTGCGCACGCTCTAATGCTGAGCCACGCAAAAAGTCATCAATATCAAATCGAACTTCAACGCCATTTGGCACAAAATCGGCAGCGGAAAGTCTTTGTTCCAAGGGTGTTATTATATTTCTCAAGCTAAAATCAATAAGCGCTTTTCTTTCCATAACAGTCGTGCTGTATGTCATGCTAGTAGTTTCAGCGGATAAAAATGATGCTGGAATCCCGGCAGCTCTGCTAATTTCCAAAGCGAGATATTGACGAGCTTCATTTAATTGCAATTTAGCAGGATCAAATCCTAGTGTTGTTAATTCAACATCAGCATTTAAGAATGCAGTTGCTCTTGTTGATCTTGCTGTTTTCCATGACTCTAATAATTTTGTAATACGCTCTGGAGTTAGGTTTGTTCCATTTGATTTTAATACCATTGTAGGAACTGGCTCTTTAGCATATAACTCTGCTGCTTTTTCTAATTCTAATGCAGCTCTAATTGTGCGACCTGCTCGATTTAATACACCTTCATCTAAACCTGAGAAAACTATGATCGAACCTACACCACTTACAGGAATATCAAGTCCATCAATTTGGTAGGCAGTGATTTCTGTTGAATTTGAATTTAATGTATATGAAACTCTATTTGGTGCGACTCTTGTCCATGAACGAATGCGAGCACCATCTGAACTTGAATATTGATCTAGCACAACTCCATAAGCGTTTCCTGTAAAAAGTAAATCCTCCGCTAACCAAGCATAAATAGCTGATCCAGCAATTCTTGGATCTGGTTGCATAATTACGCGCTGTGGTCGTAAATGCTCTTTAGTAAAATGATTGTAAGTTTCTAAAGGTAATGATCCAATTGTTGAGCAAATAATATTTCTTGCTCTTGCTAATGATGGAACTGACATTGCTTGTTCGCGAGTAGCAGTTGCAGCTCCGTAAAATAATGAAGCAGCAGATTGTTGAACATTGTAAGGAACATTGCCAGCAGAAACATCTGTTTGAATTGCTGGTGCTTGATTTGTTAGAAATCTATCGAATAATCCCATTAGCATATAATATACCATAAAGTCAATATATTATGCTATTTGAATATCAACTTCCGATTCTGCCTGTGTTGCAAAATAAGTTGCTAAAGCAGATGCCACAGCTGCACAAACTGCGACTCTACTTGCACGCCTTCCGATGATCCATGACCCATCCCCATAGGGCAGTTTCGCAGCGGAAAGTGTTTGTTGGGTCAGTTCGTCTTGACCCCCGTGCTGTAATCGATGGGAATTGATTGCGCCTAACCACCGATCACACGATTCAGCATATATCGCCCCATCCATGTCTGTAATGGGAATTCCAGCAGGAACTAACCGACTTGCGACGGCTTGTGCAGTCCTTTTAGAATAAGCGACAGTCTGAACATTATATTTTCTTACATAAGGTGCAATATCGTTTGCAACCGCTAAATCATTGATTGAATAATCATTTGACCAGGTATGTAGTAAAACTAAATTAAATTTCTCTCCTGGTAATTTCTGAGTAGCCACTAAAGCGCCAAATTTACGATCTGGACTTAAATCTAATCCAAACCATGTTTCTTTGTCAGGGTCTAATGGTATTGGGTCGGTCTGGCACAAATTCCATTTTTGAACATCAATAGCTGAGTTTATTGTATCAACCCATAAACACAATACCTCAGTTTTTACAATATCAGGCGGATCATTAATAACTGCTTTTAAGTTATCTGGATGAATAGTTGTTCCAAGCGACGGATTGGCTTGAGCGAATGCTGGCCAATTGATTTCACCCGACGGAAGGGTAATTGGCGAATCAGGTTCGGCACTCCACTCAAACCAACCTATCGTGTCTAAAGGATTTGTGCTGGCTGCTAATGCACGCTCCCTTAGTTTATTAAGAATTACAGAATGCTGATCTCCGGCATTACTGTAAATCCAAACTTGCGGATTTTTGGAACTCATCATTGTGTATCGCATTGATGACCAAGCATCCTCATCCTTATATTCTCTTAACTCATCAAGATGAATTGTCGATGGAGCTGAAATACCTCTTGAAGCATTGTTGGCTGCTTTTACCACAAACCTTCGACCACCCTTTAATTCCATTTCCTCAGCGCCATGTTGCCATCTGATCTTTTTTACCTCTGAAGCTAGTTTCTCATTACTTTCAATTATGCCAACCATCTGTCTAAATGTTTCAAGTGATGTAGTTAATCTATGAGCAGAGGATAGCTGTAGGTTTTCTCCCCAGACATACATGCCGGTCAGGATACGCAACATCATAAATGTGGACTTGCCATTCTGGCGTGCAATCAATAACCCAGCCTCAGAATGATGCCAGCGACCATCTGGCTTGACCTTATGGCCATGAATAGCCACGAACTTTTGCCAATCCATTAATGGAATACCAATCTCAGCTGCAAAGTCGATCATTTCTTGACCTTTTGATGGTAAATCATTCAAAGGAGAGTGAATACGCGGTGTTTTCACACCTCCTAAATCCGATTGAGCCTGAATCGAATCGATCAATTCTTTTTCAAAGTTTTTCAAAGCGATCCAGCCTGATCGTGGGCGATCGAGGTGTTTTGTGGGTTAGAAAAGGAACG